CCATATATGCTTGAAAATAGCCTAACCCAGTAATTGAATAATCATGCACTACTTGTTTAAATACTTCATTGCCATCAGATATGTCCCATATATATTCAAGCAATCCATTCCATATACTAGCAAGTTTATTATCACTATCTTCTCTTGGGTATGCTATAAATTTTGGTGGTTTAGAAGTTATAATAGCTTTAAACTGTTCTATCGCAGAATATAATCTATCTACAACAACATCAGCTTGATTTACAGATTCTAAATAATTAGTTTCATCTTTAGTCCAATGATTGCCTAAATAAAAGTCAATATCTTCTCTTGCTTGTGTGTCCCAATCGTTTCTAGCATCAGACCATTTACGGAACTTATCCTGTATGTCTTTTGCCCTATTATCGGTTTCGAGTCTATTTTCTGCCATTATACTCCATTTCTATACAATTTTGTAATCTGTAATATATAACAAATTACTTTAAGTATGCAACCTTATATTCTAGAGCCAGACATCCAATTATATTTTTTAACAGTTTTACGTTTCTTTTTAGCATTTCTACTTAACCCTCCTGGCTTTTGATGTCCATGAGTAAACTGTATTGCTAACCAAAACGCATCTATAATATCATCATGTGCGCCTTTTGGAAAGTCTAATAGCTCATCAATAAAATCAATATTACCCTTTTTTAGATGTACAGCTTTTTGTTTAAACAATGGTTGTAAACCTTCAAACAGTCTATCTTTCTTTTTTTGTGTATAACCTTTTATTCCTTTTTCAATTCCTGGCAAAAACAAACCACGTTTTTTACTTTCTCTCATAACATAATCTCTTAACATTTCCTGATAGGCAATAGTTTCAATATTGACTCTACGAACAGGTTTATACTTTTTAAACATTTTAAAAATTTGTTCGGCACAGTCCATCGGTAACGCTCTTTCACGCCAGTAATCAATAACAAAGTAATCATGCTCGGAACTAACACCAACGACCATAATAACAGAATAGTCACGATTATCAGCAACTGATGAAGCAGGGTCAATACCAATGTACAAGTTGACATCAGTATTCCCATTTTCATCTTTAATATACCATTTGCCGTTTTCATCATCCCACCTAAGAGCTCCGTTGTATAATGATTCATTTATATCCTCCTCGCTAAACACAGCATCATCTGGACTTCTAGCCTGATTCATATACTCTTGATAAAACTTTGCAGGAGTTCCAGAGTCTACATAGAACTTTTTACGCTCATTTAATTTACCCATACTCCATCTAGATTGCCAAATTGGTTTTCCATCTTCTATTGCTTTTTTTGTATATACCGACCAAGCGTAATCTTCTTTTGCTTTTTCCGCAGAACGATAACCAGTTATTATATTATTTAAAAAACTGTCCCAATGTACAATAGTACCATTACACCAAAGGAATCCACCTTTATCAAAATCAATCGCTGGGTATACTGCAGCTGTAACCCAATTTTTCATATTATGTCTAGCATCGGGTGTTTTTGTATTTAATTCTGATTCAAAGTCATCTAATACAATTCCTGTATACCTAGTACTATATTGTTTTTTACCTCTCAATCTTTGAGATGCACCTTTACCTAACATTCTACATCCATTGGATAATATGATTTCATTCTTTGTCCATTTGGGACCTTCTAGGTCCCCAAAATAATAATGGATAGCTGGATTAGTGTCTATATGATTTTGTACCCATGCTATATTATCTATTGCTTGGTCTTGAGCTTCACCTACCCAACATATAAACTCTGGTTCCGCATCTTTTTCTTTAAATAAGAAACGATGCAAAACAGCAGTAGCTGCCAGAGTAGACTTTGCGTGGTCACGTGGTAATACTAAAGCTAATTGATTTATATTTTTATCTAACAATAATGAACCAACCTCTCTATGGAATGGAGGTGTTTCTGTAGCTAAATAATCTTGAGGGGAGAATAATTTACCAAATGTAATTAAATCAGTATATGCCATTTGTAATACTTCTTCATTTTTAGAAACATTACCATTTAGATTAAGGTTAGCCATTACTTCTTCCTTTTAAACATACTGAATGGATTAAGGTTTAATTCTTTTTCATACCATTTTAATTGTTCTTGTAATTCTAACATCTTAGCTTCTTCTTCCGCTGTATGTTTAGCAATAAGAGAAGTTATATCTTCTTGATGTTCTGTCATAGATACTTCTAAATTAAGTATTCTTTGTTCTATAGTAAGATAACCATAGACAACTATAGCAGTTCCTACTATAATTTGTATCAACCATTTAATATTAATGGCTACATTTAAATTATCGTCTAGTTTCAATATTGCACCGATACATACGCCATAGGAGTGGAGTCAACCACGAGTTCTGGGTTGAAATTAGCCCCGACTGCAGTGAACTCACCCCAGATTTTCTTACCGCCCTCAATAGTAATAGGCTGCACACCAGACCATACAACGCTATCATCAACCATAACATATGCGTGAAAGTAAGCATCATAAATACCTTCTTCCATTTGATATATATAGTAAGTAAAGACTGGTCTCCATGTATTTAACCCATCCTGTTCCGCTGTAGCTTGAAAGTATATTGGTATCTTGCTTTCAGCATCTATTATATTACGTTCTACTGTTATAAATTTGTCTTCACATCCTATTAGCAATAAAGCTAATAGAAATATTCTAGCCATACCTCTGACTTTCTCTAGTTTTTTTAAGTTTACGCATTTCACGTTTCCTTTTTTTAATATCTTCGTGACGTTTCTTACGCTGCCACTTGCGTTTTTTCGCCTGTCTATTTGGCAACTTTTCTTAACTCACTATCGTACTGTTTTAACATTTTTAATTCTAACATATCTCTTACGCTATTAGAACTTTTTTTATCTTCAAATAAATTATTTATTATATCTGCAAATCTTTTTTGATTTCTATCATCCCCCATCCTTCTATACCTATCAATATGTTCAATACCGCCAGTAGTTGGAGTCTCTACGTGCATCAATTCATGTATTAATGTACCAATAGTAGTTTGAGCTTCATCAGAAATCATAATAGTATCAGGGTCAGCGCTCTGTATAGCACCCCAACTATTCCTATGTTTTTTCCCAGGTTTATATCTACCATGAGCTGTATGACCACCACCTTTAATTATACCATCCATAATATATCCTATTATATTTCTATTATCAGGATTTGTCATACTATCATATCCTTCGCTTGGAAATTCTCTATAATCTGTTGGATTTTCTGCTCTTTTTACTGTAGAACCTGCAGGGTAATCTGGATATAAATTTGTTTTACCTTCTTTATATATTCCTTCATATAATGTTTGATACCCTTCTTTTGCCATAGGGTTTACTATTTGCATTATAGATTTCCAAAGTTCAGGAGGTATCTCAGTTCCTTGAGCTGCTTTAGTATCATTATTCATTATCGTAACCACTTCCTTGCAGATTCAACAAAATGTTCAGGGTCGCCCTTACCACCCTCCGTATTATAATATTTTTTCCAGTAGTCAGCTTGTCCCTCTATTGAACTAGGCATTCTCTTAGGAACTCTCCAGTATTTTAACCGACAGTGAATTATACCTGCAGCTATATTCTTTTCTAGTATTTCTTCCCATAATTTCTCATCATAACTCTGCCAGTGCTTTAAATCTACTAAACTAGCTTCAGCACACTTACCCATTAAACTTTTTCTATGTTTTAAATAGTGAGCAAGATTATCTACAGCAGTAGCTGCTTCTACTTGCCAGAACGACCTAGCGGGACCATTACCCATTTGTCGTACATATTCATATCTACTTTCTACTATTCCAGTAGCTAATACTAAACTCACTGCATCATCTGAGGCAAATTTATCCCCCATTTTAGAGCAGACACTTTTTATAAGTGAACGCATTTGTTTTATACTAATCATTGTTAATATCGCTTTTTCTTTGCAGTACTTTTCTTCTTCTTTTTGCTTTTTTTCGATTTTTTCTTTTTATGGTATCCTGGCATTACGCACTCCCTTGTATACTTGACTTTGCGAACAGAGTCTTTAAATTATCATTCATATCAAATTCAGAATAGCATTTTGGACATATCCAACCCTGTAATGTTTCTTCTTTATCTACAACAGCTATTCTCTTCGTTATTTCTGGAGAGTAAAACAATTCTTCATCACACACAGGACAGGCATCTACAATAGGATTATTTACATTAATGGTTTTCATTTCCTCTTTTATTTCGCCACTCAGAGTATCCCCATGTTTATTGCTAATTGTTATTTTTACTCCCATACTATTTATCTTCAGTTTCACCATGTGCTAACAACTTTTCATTTTTTACGCTTTTTAATTGTTCGGGACTAAATCCACCCCACACAGTAAGTTGTTGTTTTTCAGAGCCAGTATCGAATAAACCTGCAATTTTTGCTAATGACTCTAAACTTCTAAGAACATATCCGTCATTATCTGCAATATCGGCTACTTGTTTAAATCTTTGTATTATATAGTTAGCAGAAACTCCCTCATCTTCTAAAATCTGCTTTACTTCTTCTTTAACCATTTTTTGTACCCTTTCGGTTTTTAATAGTTGAGTAGAACGACTTTTCGCATACTCTTTGTTTTCCGTCTTATATGTCTTTATATAAGAACTTACAGCATCTTCCCCCAGCGCAACATATCTTGCAAATAACAACTCTTTACTATTTATCTGTTTACGCTTTAAGAATTTTTTATACTCATTGTTACCCCCAAATGTATATATATTTTCAGCTATTTGTCCATACATCTTTTTTTTACCATCTGTTAAGTACGTACCGCAGATAGTTCTTATATATTTAGATTTTTTACCGCTTGAAGTAGCTATTGTACCCTTTTTTAGTATCTGTACAACCTTTGGAGGATTGTCATCAGAAAGAACCCAATCGCCTTCATTTCCTAACCGCCAGTTCTTGAGACTATATGCATCTATATTATGCCTTTTCTTAAATGAATCGGTTGTAAGAAGCCAATGGGTTCTTCCTTTGATGTTTTTAAATTTATCATTTTTCATTTAAACAACTTAATTACAGAATAATCTAAAAACAACTTGTCTTTTTTAAATCTAGTTCTTAATATAAAGAACTTAATAAGGACCTTTGTTAAGAACTTAATTAAACTCTCCCCCTACAGTCCCCCTCTCTTTTTACAAATCCAGAAAAAATCCCAAAAAAAATTTTAGCAAGTCAATTAAGCTGAATTAAATCCAAAAACTTTTACACAGCAAAGTAAATTAGAAAAATAGCATTAGAATGTGTGTACTTCTTTTTTTCCCCGACACCCACCCCTAGTCGGATTCGCCATACCCTCTCTATTAGGTTGAAAAAGTCATTTTATTAACGCACATCCAATGATTATAAATAATTTATAGATAAAATTTATTATTAATGGTAAAAGGTGGGCAATGCTTACACATATATATATAATACGTGTATTATGTGTTATGATTATACTTATATATATATTATATTCTCATAGCTTATAAATAAAGGAGTTAACAAATGAGCGAAAAACAAACAAGAAACAGTGAAAATCCAGAGGCTAAAAAGCTAAGCGGACATAATAAAATGGCGGACTTGCTTAAGTCAATGGGTATTGATGCTAGTCAAGTAGACACTACTAGTAATAACTCTACAAGAGTTAAAACTAGAGAAATCTTGACAAATGCCGATGGCTTGAAAGAAGCTAGTCGGGAAGCTACTAACGAAGTTAATAAAGATAAAGGAAGTAGTATTTCTTTTGTTTGCGTTGTTCGTGATGGTAGCTTAAAAGATGCTAACGGCAAAGTTAAGCTAGATGAAAACGGAAAATCTATTCCAAGATATAAACCCGCTACTAAAAAGGGTTATTTTGTTATAGACGAAGTAAAAGAAGGTGGTAATACCTTTTTTAACGTTACTAGGGCGGTACAATATACGGAGACTTATAAAATAGCTGATTTTAGTGAGTTGTCTTAAATTCTCTATAATTAGCTTATTGTACTATACCTAGTGCAAAAACGAAAAGAGGGCGGTTTTTCCGCCCTTTTTTTGTAACTGTATTTTTAAAGCCACATATTAGGAAAAGGGAAAGGAAACTTATTTTGAAAAAGGGAAAAGAACTTACAAAGGAAGTAAAGCGGATTATTACAGAGGATAATCAGCGGTACAAGATAACATATACAACACTTGGAAAAGGAAACTACCAAGTAAAGATTACAGAGAAGTATAAAAGATGCTTAACCTGTAAGAATGAATTTAATATTAAGAATCTAGAGTTTAGACAGGATGATAGAAGTCCTGTATTATTTAAAGGTAAACATTTCTGTAAAAAGTGCATTACTTCTGTAGATGAAATACTAGGGAATCTAAAGCACATCGTACCAGCCTATTTAAAGCGATTACGTAGCTAATGCGGTACGGATTACGACTTCCAGAACATAGCGGTAAGCTAGTAAGAGATAAGGGCAACTGGGCTAAATATCACGCTTGGTTAGAACAGGAGAAAATTGCTAGATGGAAAGATGATGTTCTAGTTGTGTTACCACAGGTACTGAAAAAGGAAAAGGTTGGCAGAAACAATCCTTGTCCTTGTAACTCAGGAAAGAAATTTAAAAAATGCTGTATAAATAAATAATGCACTTGGGTGGTGTAAAGAGGCTAGGCATTGCCAGTTATTGAATCTTTGTAAAAAAGCTACAATAGAAAATAATGCTATGGCTCTAGCCTCTAAATTTTAAGAAAAGGAGAACAGAATGGTAAAAGTATTTACTATAAAACAAATTAAAGAAGCTGTTGATTGGGCAACAGGCGATGATGGTAGAATTAGCGAAGAAGTGATAGACATATTAGTAACAGATAGAACTCCGCAATGGTGTACAGAAATATCTCGCAATCTTTTGGGAGAGAAACTGTTTGAAGATGCAGATAAATCAATAGTTAAAGTATTTTAATAAAAAAAAGGAGAGTAACTGTATGAAATCGTATGATGAAGTTATACGAACACAGTCTAAACAGGAAGGTGTAGTAATTAACTATACTGGCTTTATTCAATCAATACTCAATGATGAGCATAATATAGGGGAATTATCCTTTTATATTGGAATGAGTCAGAAACAGTTAATGCCACATTTAGTTAAACTGGT